CACATGCGCATCCAACTCCAATTTCTTTGGTAATGGTGTAGGTAACTGTGCCACATGCGCATCCAACTCCAATTTCCTTGGTTATAACGCAGGTAACGGTGCCACATGCGCATCCAACTCCAATTTCTTTGGTCGATGTTCAGGTAACGGTGCCACGATCGCATCCAACTCCAATTTCCTTGGTAATGGCGCAGGTAACGGTGCCACAGGCGCATTTAGATCCAATTTCCTTGGTTATAACGCAGGTAACGGTGCCACGTTCACAAACAACTCCAATTTCTTTGGTTCAAACGCAGGTAACGGTGTCACGAACACAGGTAACTCCAATTTCTTTGGTTCAAACGCAGGTAACGGTGCCACGAACGCATCCAACTCCAATTTCTTTGGTCGATGTTCAGGTAACGGTGCCACAAACGCATCCAACTCCAATTTCTTTGGTAATCGCGCAGGTTACTGTGCCACATGCGCATCCAACTCCAATTTCCTTGGTTATAACGCAGGTAACGGTGCCACAAACGCATGTCACTCTATATTCATTGGTTATAACGCAGGTAACGGTGCCTCTCTATCAGCTTCAATCGCCCTTGGCTCTTGTGCCATCCCCACATCACACAATCAATTAGTGTTGGGGTCGTCAGCATACCCACTATCAACTGTTAATAGCGGCAACTGTTTAGTTGTAAACATAAATGGAACTATGAAGAAAATAGCGTTGCTTTCCGTTTAATGTTATATAAATAGCAATATGATAAAAAATGCTATTTTTCATATTGAGGGGGGGTTGGGTAAAAACATTGTAGCCACTTCGGTTATCCGTTCCTATAAAAAGGAACATCCAATCCACAACATTATAGTAAATTCTGCATATCCTGACATTTTTCAAGGAAATCCTGATATTGATAGGTGTTATCTATTGGGAAATACTCCGTATTTTTATGAGGACTTTATCTTCGATAAAGATTGTGAAATATTTGCACATGATCCATATAAAACAACAAATCATATCACCAAACAACAACCTCTGGTGAAATCGTGGTGTGATATGATAGGGATTAATTACGATGGTTTAAATCCAAACATTTATTTTAATTTTAGGGAAGGGGAAATACCCAGAGCGTTACTACCTCAAACTGATAAACCCATTCTCATCTTCCAACCATTTGGAGGCGCACAAAACCAAGAATTTCCATACTCATGGACAAGGGATATTCATCCTTTCATTGCTCAACAAATAATCAATAATCTTAAAGAACAATATACGATATTGCATATTTGTCACCCCCACCATCCTCAATTACAAAATGTGATTCGCTATGATAAAAATCAAAATAAAAAGATTTTATGTGCCATGTTGAATCTTTCTAAAAAAAGAATTCTAATCGACTCTTCTTTACAACATGCTGCGGCTGCCATGGGATTACCATCAACAGTGGTGTGGGTTGGGACACAACCGGAAGTATTTGGTTATGACATGCATAATAATATAACTCCCCCTGTTACCTTTCCAAAGGGTAATATTAATTCGTATTTATATGATTATAGTTTCAATGGAATCATCCATGAATGCCCATATGATAATATTTATCAAATTTTCAATATCGAAAACATCATAAAATGAGAGATATATTTTATGTGTCTGGCTTACCCAGATCGGGAAGCACTCTTCTGATGAATCTGATGGCACAAAATCCTAAAGTATTCTGTACTCCTACATCGGGTTTGAATCAATTGATGAATAATATCAAAACATCGTGGGGTAATATCATTGAACATCGATCTGATAAAAACGCTGGTAATGATGAAAATTTGAAGCGTATCCTCAACACTGTATTACATTCCTACCATAATACCGAAAAACCGTATGTCATCGACAAATGTAGGGGGTGGGGATTCTCCATTGAAATGTTGGAGGCAATCACCAATAAAAAAACCAAGATCATAGCACCAGTTAGAGATATAAAGGATGTTCTTGCGTCTTTCGAATTATTATATCGAAAGGGTTCCTACAAGTTCAACCCCCAAGGACCAATGCCCCAATGTTTAACAACTGAAGGTAGGATGATGCATTGGGCAAGTTTGGAGGGGGAAGTCGGTGCTGCTTACGCAATATTGAAGGATGCTTTTTTAAGAGGATTGGGGGATAGATTCCTTTTGGTGGATTATGATTACCTGACACATAATCCTAAAATTGTCATGGACGTAATTTGGGATTTCCTCAATATACCCAAATGTGAACATGATTTTGAAAACATATTGAACCAAACACCAGAAGATGATGGTGTTTATAATTATGTCGATTTACATAAAATTAAGAGTAAAGTCACCCCATCCAGTTCAAAAGCTAAAGAAATTTTGGGGGATGAAATATGTAAAGGATTGGATGGTTATGAATTTTGGAAGAAATGACTAAATAATGATATGTCTATACTAGGTAATAACACACTACCACCACCCCCGACACCCAATAAGGAAGTCCTATTGAAACAAGCGGTATCCCGTATCAAAAATCTTTCCAAGGAATGTTTCAGTAATTTGGTGAGAACCCAACGAGAAGGTATTGAGATTGTTTGGGAGGACGAAACCCTCACTCCGCAGGAAATAATTGATGAGATGGGGTCGGATGTTTTTAAGATTTTTCAATTCCATGGGGAGCTTACACAATTTATTCTGATGTTGGCCAAAGGGGATGGAGCAACGGTTGATGTCAAGTATCCCACCCACTCATTTACCGCAAACCTCAGTGCTGGAACTATCACCGTCCACGATACACTTTACCAACAATAATTATATGAAAAAACAACCGACATTGGGAGATATATATGGACAAATGCTGAACAGTGTTCAAGTCGTTCAAGAGAACGCACAGGAAAACATCAACAAGTCCAAAAAAATTCCCAAGCAATCCAAAAACGCTTTCAACGAAACAAATCCCTTGCAAAAAGGTGGTCCATCTGAGAAAAGCGGTTATCACAAAGCTTTGAATGATACTTATGATGAGGATGAAGAGCGTAAGTATGCTAATCTTGATAAACTTAAAGAAAAGTTGAAGAATCCCAATCTTTCTGATAAACAGAAGGAATCTCTTAAAAAAGAAATTGCAAGAATGGAGAGTGGAATCCAAAGAGAGGAAGCGGAAGAGAGAATTCACAAGGAATCTAAAAAAATTGCAAGAGATAGACTAAATACATTTATGACTAAGAAATCTACATTTGATAAGTTGTTTGAATCCGTTATGGGTAATAATTTTGACCAGCAAGAGGATGCTCAAGAAGTTGATGCCCTCGGCCTTGGTGATGCTCCCATGGACGATGAGTTTGGAGATGACGAATTCGGTGACGATGAAGACCAAGTTACATTTACTCTTGATCGTGCCACAGCACAAAAGCTTCACGATGTTTTGATGGGAGTTCTTGATGGTGGTATGGAAGACGAAGGAGATGATCTGGACTTTGATGAAGGCGATGATTTCGGAGGAGACGACGAAATGGATGAAGATAACGAAGAAGAAGATGATTTCTCTTATGACGAAGATGAAGAGCGCGGAACGTTTCCAACTGACAAGGTTGGTAATGACGGAACCGTAGGTGCCAAGGATGGCAAGGGTGGTGGTCAACAACACAAGCTCCAAGGTCGTAGCAACAAGGTTAATGGCCGTCCCCAACCAAAAAACCAAAAAACCAAGGTAGTGGGAACCACTGATAAGGTTGGTAATGACGGTGATTATGGTCACGCTCTCCACGGTGCAAAGCAACCTGATATGGGCAAGCAGAACAAAGTTTCGGATATTAGACAGGCAGAAGATTTCTTCCGCTAATATGAATTAAAAAAATAAACCTAAGAAGAGGGGATCGTGATGATTCCCTCTTTTTTTGTTAAGTATTAGCATGAAGTCCTTTCTGGAATTTTTCGAAGAGCGCAATGGTGTGATACTTGAGTATCGACACAAGGATGGATTTGGTGACATTAAGCAATCCCTCCACGCCAATAATAAGAAGGGGGGTAATATTACCCGCGATCCCCTGACAAGAAAGATACCATGGAACAAAGGACCGTATAAGAAGATCAGAACAGCAGGAGAGATTCTGATTGGGGATGATCTGTTAAAGGAATTGGGACAACTCAATGGTGTGGAATTTAAAGATGGTAAAGAGATCAAAAGAAAAAACAGTAATCAAATCCTAAAGCTGTTCACCAATCTCCATGGTCAACAATGTGGTAAAATCGTAGAAGTTAAAAAATAATGGGTTGTCCAACAATTCCACTTTCCTGTCTCACTCCTGAAAACATCTTTGCTGGTGTTTATCGCCCCAATTGCGGGGGATTTGCCGATCCTTCCAATTTCAAGGCTGAAAGAGCCATATTCAATTCCCAATTTGGGGAGCTTATCAATAATTATGGGGTGGAGATTGATTATTATGTGAACACCTTCAACCCAAAGGCAATGAACTCCATCTATGGGGAACACACTCTCATGTATTGGCTCGGTCCAACAGTTATCAAAGCATATATCCAGATGGAGAATGCCTCCCCAATTTATGCTCTGGCTGGTATGGATTCCCCCGATACTTTGACACTCTATTTACATATTGATGATTTTAATGTCAAATTTGCTGGACTTAGCGTATTTGATGGTGTTTTAAGAGATGAAAACAATAATCCCATATTAACGGAAGCAGGGGAGCAAATTATTATTGATCAGGAAAATGGTCCATGGGCTTGCGAACCCAAATCACAGGATAAGATCAGGGTGACACCATTTGGATGTGATAGGCCGAATGGCAGGGGAGCCAAGATATTTGAGGTTACGGAAGCTCTGGATGAAGATGCCGCTGAACTCAATCCTGCAATGGGTCATTATGTTTGGAGATTGAAAGCTGTTCGTAGTGAGCATAACTTCACCACCAATGAACCAAGGGAAAATATGAATCATCAAATTGCTGATAATTCTTTCTTCGGTAAGCTGTCTTCCACGATGTTCCCAGAATTGACGGGAATGTATCCGGGTCTTTCGGCAGCATTTTTGTCGCTATCTTCTGTTCTGGATGATAACAAGATATACACCGAAAGTTCCGATGAAATCGTGCAAAGGGATGTGTTTCCTCCATCCACGGGAGGTAGTGATGGTAGTGTATATGGGAATTATTTCTAAATAGGTAATATGGGTAGGAAAAAAGATACATATATGGGCAATCCTAATTTGCCCACAGCTAGTGCTACATTCGAATATACACCAGAGATGGTGGCTGAGATTGCCAAGTGTCGGGATGATATTTTATATTTTGCTGAAAATTATTTCTATATCATTGAGCCGGATTTAGGTAAGATTAAAATACCGTTGTTACCATATCAGAAGCGGTTGCTGAACGCATTTAGAGATAACAGATTTAATATTGTCAACTCATCTCGTCAATCGGGAAAATGTTTTGTTGGTGATACTAAAATAAAAATACGAAACAAAAAAACAGGTGAAATAGAAGAAGTTGAAGCTGAAAAGTTTTACAATTCTATTAAAAAATAGACAAATATCTAAGCGATTAGACTAAATATATACATGACGAACAAAACATGTATAATTACTGGAAAATTATTGTCAGATGGAAAAAAGTGGAAGGGTTGTCATAGTAGAACCTTGTTTTTTATATATAAAGATAATAAATTTGATTTAGAAAAAACTAAAGAAGATGTTGAAAATAACTTGATATATATTGACGAGTATGATGAATATTATTCTTGTTGGAGAGCAGCATCCAGATCATTGGGAATGAGATACAATCTGAGTGAAGTTGATAAAATATCTCTCTATGAAAAATATTTTAAACCGAATAGTAAATGTAAAAAACATGATTGTAATAATCAAGTTCCTTATGATTTTTTGAAGTATAATACTTGTTGTTTGTTGCATTATAATCAAAATTTGAAAAGTTTAAAATTAAAAGATTTTAAATACACCTGTTTAGAAGATGGGAATACATTCACAAGAATAAATCGCTTGACTAGACACCTCAAAGGTGTGCTAAACATCGATCCAGAAGATTATTATAAAAAACATATTAAAAAATGTGATAGTGAGGGATTTTGTAAATGGTGTAAAACCCCAACACGATTTAAAAATGTGCGAGATGGATACGATAAATTTTGCTACAACACATCTTGTAATGTTTTGTGGTATAATAAACATGAAAATCGCGCTAAAAATTGCGCTGAAAAGATTAGAAAAACACATTTAATCGGGGATCGTTTACCATCTCAAGAGGGATATTGGTTAAAACGAGGACATACGCAAGAGGAGGCTTATAAAAAAGTTAGAGAAACACAAGCCACCAACGCTGTTGACTCTATCATGGAAAGAAAGAAATGCTCATTGGAAGAAGCAGTTCAAATTAGAGCTGAAATAACCGATAAATGGTTGAAATCATTTAAGAGAATGAATTATTCAATGATTTCACAGAAATTGTTTGTTGAGGTTTGGAAAAGAGTGAAAGATAAATATAAAAATATTTACTTCGCAACATTAAACAATGGAGAGATTGTCAACGATGGTAAAAATCATGAGTTTAGGGTGAAAACATTTAGATCAAGTAGAAAAATAGATTTTTATATCAAAGATATTAATAAATGCATCGAATTTGACGGGACATATTGGCATGGGAAAAAAGGTAAAGGGGCTTCTGAAGAATTATTAAGGGAAAGTGAAATAATTGGAACGTTGGGGTGTAAAGTTTTACACGTTAAAGAAAAAGATTTCAATAATGATAATGAAAAAATCATAGAAGATTGTGTAAATTTTTTAAATAGTTAAATGGGGAAGATAATAGAAACCATAGATTTAACTGATTATGAAATCTGGACTGATTCTGGGTGGCACGACTTGACACATCTTCATAAGACAGTTGTATATGATGTGTGGATCATAACAACCGAAAATTTTCAATTAGAATGTGCTGATGAACACATAATTTTTAAAAATTCTGATTATGAGGAAGTTTTTTGTGAGAACTTGAATATTGGTGATAATATTTGGACGGAAAACGGTCTTGAAGCGGTTTTATCAATTGTTAAGACTGATCGTAGCGAACATATGTATGATGCGACTGTGGATAGCGAAGATCATCGAATTTTCACTAACGGTATTTTAAGTCATAATACCACATGTCTAACCATATTAGCCCTACATGAGACTTGTTTTAAGGATTATAGAAACACTATAATCGTTGCCAACAAAGAAGACACCGCGAAAATGATTTTCAAGCGTGTTAAATTAGCATATGAGGAATTGCCCAACTGGTTGAAACCCGGAGTTAAAACATGGGGTCAGGAAAGCACCGAATTTTCAAATGGTTCAACCATCGGGATTGCAACGACAAGTAGTTCAACTGCGAGAGGAAGCACTATTCAATGCCTCTTACTTGACGAATTGGCGTGGGTTGATCCCGATAGTTTGGTGGTTGATTTCA